ATGATAAAAATGAATAGAAAATATGTAGAAAAAACCTTTGATGAATGTTTTCAACAATTTTTAATGGAACATTGTACATTAAAGAATATGAGAGATGATACAAAAAGATATTATATTCAAAATATGGAATATGGATTTTATAAGTATTATGACAAAGATACTAATATTAATCAATTATCTCAAGATGATATTAACGGTTATATTATACATTTGCAAAAAAGAGATATTAAAGATACAACAATTAATATCTATCTTAAGGCTTTAAAAACTGTATTAATATTTTTTAAAAAGAAGTTTTGGATTGATTCAAATATAACTGTGCAATTTGTTAGAGAAGATAAACAACAAGTTGAGGGATATACAGATGAAGAAATATTGAAGTTATTAGAGAAGCCTAATTTAAAAAAATGTACATTTGCACAATATCGTAATTGGGTGTTAGTCAACTTCCTTTGTAATACTGGAGCAAGAAGAAGTACAATAATTAATATTCACAAAGAAGATTTAGACTTAGAAAATGGTTATTGCAAGTTTAGACATACAAAGAATAGAAAGCCCTTAACAGTACCAATTACTTTATCTATGATAAGTATTTTAAAAGAATATATAGAATATTTACCTTTAGATTGTCCTTACTTATTCCCTAGTATTAGTGGAGAACAAATGAAAGAAAGAGGACTTACAAGAGCAATCGAGGATTATAACAAAAGTAAAGGAGTTGAACGTACATCTATACACGCATTTAGACATTGGTATGCAAAAAAGAGCGTTTTAAATGGCGTTAATATTGTTCAATTACAACATTTATTGGGGCATAGTAATTTAGAAATTCTTAAACACTATGTTGAAATGTTAACAGAAGACTTGAATTATAAAGATATTGCACAGAATCCTTTGGAGAGTATAAAGCTGAAATCTAAAAAGGACAGAAATATTAAATTAAGATAAAAAATAGAGTAGGTTACGGCAATAACTTACTCTACAACTCAATATCCAACACTTAAAAATGAATACTGAACTAATAAGACTATTGTAATGCAAAAAAAATAAAATTGCAATAGCTTTATTTCCTATACCCTTTTTTAAGAGTATATGTGATGATAAGTGGAAGCTGACACCACTTGAAATAAAAACAAGGGTTATATGTAGCCAATGCAAGAAAAATACATAGGGTTTTGACCTTAAACGGAACTCCCAAACCGTTAAATAAATTAGGGTGGTGGAATATTCATTGAGCTACCTTGTATTGTCTAGGGTGAATAGTAGATAGTAACAAATATAAGGCTTGTTGATGGTTTTGACGCATAAACCAAACATGAAAAGTCGTTAATCACGGCTTTCTTATATCCAATTTTTCAACATTCCCAAACATTATCCTGTCTTAAATCCAAAGTCAATATAAATATTCAAAGATGGCAAGAATAAAATTAGAGGTGAAAGTAATGGATGAAAGTAGTAGAAAAATAGTAGAATTATTCAATTTATATATGAGTGTATATGGTGAGAATGGAGTAGATACCAAAGGAAGCTTAAGAGAAAGAGTATTGAAACATAATAAAGGATGTATTATTTGTGGTATTTTAAATTCAAAGTTGACTATCGTAAGTCATTTGAAGCCCAAAAAGGATTGTAGTATAGAGGAAATCAATGATATTAATAATGTTCTCTTATTATGTAGAAATCATGATGGCTTAATTGATAAAGGCTTAATAACTTTTGATGATGATGGAGATATAATAATTTCAAATAACTTAAGCTATGAAGATAGAGAGAGGTTAGGGATTGATAGTTTAATTCATATTGAAATGAATGAATTTCAAAAGAAATATATGGAGTATCATCGAAAGTATATATTTAAGTAATACTTACTACCTATACGGACGGACTAGGGAGTTAGTATGATTTTAATGGGCTATTTAGTGGAATTTTGATATATGCAATAGGAGAGAGAAATTCAAAAAATGAATTTTTAGAACCCCTTACAATGGCTTAAATTGGTCAAAAAAAGTTGATTTTGAGCCAAAGTTTACATCAATATGAGTAATTGAAAGGCTAGGCTAAAACTTTTAAACGTGGAGAAGAAAATAGAATTTCCAAATACAGGTTGACAGTTATACTATAAGCTGATACAGTATCAGTAATATTATAAGAGGTATTTAATACCACTTGGCTTGAATAATGAACGGTAATTACAAAAGATGAAAAGGAGATAGGTAAATATGTGGAAACCAGAAGAACAATTAAGAAGAGAAAGAGAACTAGAAATTGAAAGAAATAAAGAACATTATAGAATGGCAAAAGCTTTATATTATAAACAAGAAGATTTAGATGGTATCAAGGTTAAAAAACTATACTATGAAGTTGAACTTATTTTTATTGTACAACTATTAAAGTATGAAAATCCAAATGATACTGATGAACAAATTAAAGAAAAGTTATTATCATGGTTAAATGAATATTATCCATCATATTTTAAAACACAATGCACTATTCAATATTTAAATGTTCATGAGACAGAATGGATTAGGAGATATGGATATTACAAAGTTGTAACTTATTATGATAGAGACCAAAGGCAGTATAGGATTGATAGGGAGAAGTCAATAACAATAGAACAATTTATTGATGATATATGTGAATGGTCAGCATTTGATGATTATGTTGAAGAACCAACTGATGAAGAAATGGAAAAGGAACAATTTGAAGAAGTTCAACATAGAAAATGGCACGGTAAAAATAGAAAAACTTGTAAGGATTGTGGAGCATGGTTTACTTATACAAGTAATAGACAAACACGTTGCCCTGAATGTGCCGAAAGAATAAAGAGGGAAAAGTCAAGGGAAAGAAAAAGAAGACAAAGAGGTAAGTCTAGTGAAAACTAGGCTTCTTTATTTTGTTGATTTTTTTAAAAATCGGAAATATGTACAAAGTCACGTTTTAGAGATTGATGTGAAGAAGTGATATAAATGGGTTTGAGAGTCGCATGCAAAAATTCTCCAAGTTTATAGTAATAGAGAAGTATCAGAGTAGTTACACATAAAAGCTAATATACTCTAAAGCTAGTGTTAATGCGAGGTTTCAACTTTTTTATGCAAACTAATACTGAAAGAAAAAATGAAATGTAACGGTTTAGAGTGTTCATATAAATCTAAATATATCAATGGATTTATAAAGGTTAGTCCGTAGGCTAAATATAGAAGAGAAATGAAAATAATAATATTTTTTCAAACATATCGTTGCAAAGTACATATATATTAAGAAAGGAGTATTTCTATGACAGAAGAAGAACTTAGAAAAAAATTAAGACAACATATAAATAAATATGGTACAAGTTTAGCTTTTATTGGTAGGCAAATAAATGTTCATAGATGTACATTATCCTTATTTATAAATAATAAAAGAGGTTTACCAAAACAAGTACAAATAAGACTTGAGACATATTTACATGAATTTGATAAATAGTTCACCTATTAAATTAGGTGGCTTTTTATATATAAACTTTTGTTTCATTTTTGTTTTTAACAATAATATTGATTCCTTTTTGGAACTCATTAGTTGGTAATTTCGCTTACTTGATGTAGGTTCAAGTCCTATCTCCTCTAATTATTAAGAAAAGTAAGCTATTGCAAAGGTACTAATACCTCATTGTGGCAATTAAGTGTTTAAGGCTCACAATAAAAGCCTTGTACATAACGGGTAACTCCTATACCCGTTGTCTTTAATAACATAATTACTTATTCCTTTGTAGTTCTCCTTAATTGGGGAACAGTACATATTATTTAAAATTAGGGTATGGTTTATTTGAACTTACATAAGGGCAAAAGGCTATAAACTAAAGAAAGGAGAATTTATAATATGGAATTAAACGAATTAAATTTAAACGAGGAACAAATGAGTGGTGTACAAAAGATTATACAATCAAAAGAAGATAAATTAAGAACAGAGTACACAAAACAAATAAAAGATTTAAAGGCTAAACTTCCTGTTGAAAAGAGTGAAATAGAAATTGAATTAGAAAATAGATTAAAGGTTCTTGAAGATAAGGAAAAGGCTTTAAAACAACAAGAACAACAAGCTAAATTAAATAAATCATTAGAAGAAAAGGGTTTAAATCCACAACTTTCAAATTATTTAAAAACGGAAGGGGTAGAAGATTTAGAAACTTATCTTGACGAATTATTTGAAATAGTAGTTGGAAACGACAGTAAAGATAACACATATAAACCATCTAATCATAATTCAACAAATGGTGGAATTACAAAAGATGATTTCAACAAGATGGGGTATAAAGAAAGATTAGATTTATATAATTCTGATAGAGATTTATATAATTCATTAAGTAAATAGGAGTAATTAGAAACCTTTGGAGATTATCCAAGGGCTTTTTATTACCAAAAACAAAAGATAAAAAGGAGAGATTTAAATGTCAATTATAGTACCAGAATTATATAGTCAAATGACTAATGAAAAGGTAAAAGGAAAATATAAAATAGCTAATATGGCAACAGTTTTAGGTGAATTAAGTGGTGATGTTGGTGATACAGTTACATTCCCAATGTTTAAAGCTTTAAGTGACGCCGAATTAATGGAAAAGGGAGATAAAATTAGTACAGAAGAATTATCTCAAACAAGCGACTCTAAGAAGATTATGCAATATGGTAAAGGTGTTAAAGTATACGATATGGATGATTTAACAGCTCTAGGCAAACTTATAGACCAAGCCCAAGAAAAACAAGCTACATTATTTGCAAAAGCTTTAGATAATGAAATGGTAAAAGATATTGATAAACAAGCTTTACTAAAGAGTTCAACTTTAGAAGCTAAAGCTATTACAGAAGATGAATTAAATGCAGCTATGCAATTATTTGGTGATGAACAAGATAATAGTGACTTTGCAGGTATTGTTATAAATTCATTGTTAGTACCATCATTCTATAAGATGGATGGATTTGTTAATGCAACAAAAACATATGTTAATGGTGCAAATGGTAAGATTGAAAATGGTGTTATTGGTTATTTTAGAGGAAGTATTCCAGTAGTATTAGCTGATGGTAACACTTATGACTCAACTACAAATGAATGTAAAACATACATCATTAAGAAAGGTTCTTTAGGTGTTATGCCAAAAAGAGGTTTATTTATTGAAGCTTCAAGAGACGCAAGTACAAAATCAACTGATATATATGCAGATATGATATTTGCATGTGGATTAATTCAAAAAGATGGTGTAGTTATTGTAAGAAAAACAATAGCTTAGTTTTTGAGAGACAGGGTATGAACTCTGTCTCATTTTTTTAATACCAAAAGTAAGTTCTAAATTGAAAGGAGAAAATATTATGACTATTAGACAAAGAATAAGATACATGAGGGCAATTTATGGATTAACTCAAAAGGAAGTCGGTGAAGCTTTAGGAGTTGCAAAACAATATATTACTCAAATCGAAAAAAATAGTGTTAAAGCTACAGACCAAAGATTAGAAGAAATATTATTAACCGTTGTTAAAATAGGTGAAGCTAAAAAACATGGGAACTTTGATGAAATCATGAAAGATTTAATTGAGTCAAGAAAAGAATTATTAGAAGAAAAATAGAAAGGTGGTGCAAAATTAATTACTATCTTTCTTTATTATTAAGGAAGATTATTATTAACATAGAAGATAGCTTATTAATTAGTAGCTATGTTATTAGAGACAAAAGAAAAATTCCCTTGTTGGTGCAAGGATAAAGATACTAAATATAAATTACTTTTATCGGATGATATTGATAGTTTTATGTGTTATATACTACAAAAAGAATTATTTAATAGAGATTGTGAGTATTTTATTAATGTAAATTATAAGAAGATTATTGGGATTGGAGAACAAATGTTATATTCAACATCGGATAATATCAATTGGAATAATGTAATAGGACTTGATATTGCATTAGAGAATAACATTAAATGTTGGGATAATCATATCACAAGACACTATATTAATGATGAATATAATCATAATAGTGCAAACATGAATACAATTATGAAAATATGTTCCTATAATTATAAAAGTAAATTTGTAGTGAGTTCATTTATAACAATGTTAAGTTATTATGACATAGATATTTCTATATGGAGCAAAGAACAATTAGCCGTTTTATGTTGTATTGATGGTTTATATACACCATTTTTAAGACCAGAATTTAAAGGACAAGGAAGAAAGAACTTAAATACATTAGGTTATTGTTTCCTGGCTGATTTCATAGAAGAAAATCTTCAATATATAATTACAATAGAATATCAATATAATTTGAAATACGGGAAGATATGGGTTAATAATGATGGATTATTAGAAACCAACATAGATTTACTAGGATTAGAATTATTATTTAATGATGTATTTAAAACTTCATTTGATTTACCTCAATGCAAGTTTAATCAATTAGAAGCTTATAAGAGTACATTTGTTGAATTAGGTGACAAATATACTAAACAATTATTAAACAAAAATGATAGATTAATGAATTTTGCATTAACTTTCAAAAATAGAGCTGTTGTAAGCTATAAAATGAATTAAAGGGGAAAACGTATGGATAAACAAAAAGGTCAATTAGTGAGAATAAAATTGAATATGTTATTAAAAAGAAGAACAACATTTGAAGAAATAGAAAAATATACAATCTTGAATAAACAAATGTTGTATTTATTTTGGAAAGATAAGATTGATTTAGATGAATACTTATTAGATGACTTATACGAGGTTTTAAAGACTATGTAAAATTATATTTACAAGTATGTTAATTAATGGTATAGTATATCTAAAATTATATAAGAGGTATTTGATAACTTATAAAAAGTTGATAAATACAGGAAAATAAAACAAAGGATAAGGGAGAAATGTTATTATGATGAAATTTGATGTAGTAATAAATTACAAAGGGAAAGAATATGTTAAACTTAACGAAGCTTTAGGACAAGCTAATATTTTAGGTTTAACATCAAAACAATTAAAGGAAACTTTAAAACCATTATCAACAAAGTTAAAAGGATTAGGAAATACATTATATATATTAAAAGCTAATGTAACTAATGAACCAACACAAGTTGATGAAGAAGTGGTTAAATTAAGAAAACAAAAGGCTAAGTTATTGGAAGAATTAGCTATGAAAAATGAAGTAATAGATGAAACATATAAAGTATTAAATGAGATAATTGATAGAGTTGAAAGGGAAAATAAAGACCTTAAAGAACAACTAGAAAAAGAAACTAAAAAGCTTAAAGATGAAAATAGGGAACTTAGAATTGAAAAGGAACTTTATGAAAAAATTTATAATGAATTTATGAAAAGAGATAAGGATGGCAATATAGATTTAGAGATTGATTTTGATGATTTTGAGAAAAATGTACATGATATTTGTTATGAATTATCAAAGCTTATATTTGTTGATTGTGAACCCGATATTTATGATGAAGTTTTTTCAATATATTATCAATATAAACCATCTAATGAGGAAGAGTTAAGAAAGAATTATAGACAATTAGTAAGAAAATATCATCCTGATGTTTATGGTGATGATAGAATATTTAAACAATTAGAAACTATAAAAGAATTTTGGGAACAAGGAATTAAATATTAAATTATGACAACTAAAGGTCAAAGTAAGTCAAAGTCTGATTATGGCTTTGGCTTATTATAATAAACCAATGATGAAAAGGAGATAAGATAATTATGAATAAATTAAAGGCAAAACAGATAATAAAAAACTATAAAGAATTATGTAAAGTAATGGGATGGAAAGAATATAGAAATGGTTCAAATTCATATAATGCACAAATGAAAGAATTAGAGAAATTGTGTAAATATCATAAAGAGGGTCACAGATTTTTTATTGATGAAGTATATCAAGAAAAACAGGTCGAATTATCAAGTGGAAAGTATATGAATGATATACAAACATTGTTATTGCATATATTATCAACTAAAGAAGATGGACTTGTAGAAACAACAATTAAAAACCTTATGAGTTTATTAGATATAGTTAATGACAATTATATTAATGGTTATTTTGATAAATCTAAAATTGGAGATAAATTAAAGGTTGAAGAAGAATATATTAATGAAGTGTATGGAATATTAAATAGTTATAAAAGAACTATAGACAATTCTTTAAAGGCTCTTGAAAGAAAGAGATTAATTTCATTATCAATAAATAAGAAAATTTGTTATGATTCACCAGTATATAAAAGAAATGATGATGGTAGTTTATTTAAAGATATAAATGGTGATTATGTTGTTGTTGATTATGAAAAGGACTTTAGAATACCATCAATCGAAGAAGAAAGATTGGTATTAGCAATAGAAGAAGAAGAAATGAAAAAATTAGGGGTTAAAGATATATTATATTTCAATATAAATCAAGAAGTAGGTAGTATTTGGAGAATTAATGTATCTAAGAGATTAAAAGAATACAAAATAAATTATATGTTTGATTGTTATAGAATAGTATATAATCATGAATCTATTGAAAGAAAACTCAAAAGAACAGAAGAAAAGGAAATTAGAGATAGATTAAATTGCAATATTCTTGAACAGGTTATTAAAACAATTAATAATTATCATGAAAAAAATATTTTAAATGAAGATGTTCAAGAATTAATTAATATGGGTTTATATACTATTGAGGAAATTAAAAATATGTGCAAGTTTGATGAATTAAAAAACAATGAGGATTATATTTTCAAATGTGTTAAAGTGGCTAAAAGAATTATTGATAGACACGTTAGAAGTAGAGATATAATAAAGTAATTATTGGTTTTGGCTAATGAAATTTAAATATGGAATGTAGGATTTTATTATAAAATATAATACTATTTTTGATGTTAATTTTAAAAAAAACACCCGACAGATTACAACAGTATATTATATACACACTATTGTTGAAAAAACACGGGTGTTTTTTTAAAAAGATATACCCTAAAAACCTTTGTATATTAATACTTTAAATGTAATTATAAAAATAAATTTCACTAGCCAACTTTGAAAATGACTATCTAAGCTACGCATGTTCTTTGACTCACAATCCAGTAGGTTGTTCGTTAAGCCCAAAGAACCAAAGGCTACTATTGATATATTTTTGGATTTTAAAAAATAGCCATATAAACTCATAGTCATTGGGCGTCAGAACGCACAATTAGAGTAGGGTCATCGGAGTTAATAGCTGAGGAACGAAAGCTATTAATGAGAATGTACCTACGTTATTGCCGTTAGGCTTTAGATAGGCTCTAAGGAAATAAAAAACTTAAGAAAAAAGGAGTGATTAATTATGTTATGGATAATGGTGATGATAATTGCAATAGTTAGTATTAGAAAAATGTATAAATAGAAATAGATAAACAAAAGAAGAAAGGATTTGATATTATGAGTAAAAAGGCTATAAGTCTACAAGATAATATACAAGATTTATTAACAAATAAAAAGCTATGGTTTTTTATTAAATGGTATTTAGATGGTCAAAAGAAAGAAGAATGGGGAAATGTACAAACTTCTCTTGGTATAAAACAAACACCAGAATGGGCAATTAAAACATATCTTGAAAGAGAAGATGTTCAAAGAGCCATGATAGAAATAGTAAAATTGAATAAGGATTTTAATTTGGTACAAATATATAATAAGATGTATGAAAAAGCGTTGCAGGGTGACGTTAATAGTGCAAATTGGATTGTTAAATTTAGTGAGTCGGATTTCTTTGGAACTAAAAAGAATGAATTAGATGAAATTATTGGTGGGTTAGATTTAGATGACTAAGATAATGACTAATGAAGAGAAGTTTCAAAGGGTTTGGAATGACCCTGTATTATTCATTCAAAACTTTCTAAAGATAACCGATAAGAATGGTAAAGTTGTACCATTTAAACTGAATCCAATGCAAAAAGATTTTATTAAAAATTTAGATAGTTATAATATTATTTTAAAGGCTAGACAAGGTGGTATGAGTGTTGCCATTTGTGGACTAGCCATTTATTATGCAGTAACACAATCTAATTCAACTTGTATGATGTTATCACATAATGATGAGTCTACAAGAGCCATATTTAATAAATTAAAGAATATTTATAATAGTTTGCCCGATGTTATAAGACCTAAATTAATAAGGAATAATAGGGCTGAACTTCAACTAAGTAATGGAAGTATTATTTCATGTTCTACAATGGGTCATACGGATAAATCAAGGGGAAATACTTTGAAGCTTTGTCATATATCAGAGTTTGCATTTGTTAAGAGTGATGTTGCCGAAAAACAATTATTGGCTATAGAACAGGCTATTCAGGCTAATGGTCATTTGATTATTGAAAGTACGGCAAATGGTTTAAACCATTATAATATTCTATATAACAAAGCTAAGAAGAATGAGAACGCATATAAAGGCTTCTTCTATAATTATATAGATACAAGTTGTATGTTTATTGATGAATATGAGAAGTACAATAATATATTTAAAAATATTAATGGTCATGAATTTAGTGAAAAAGATTTGACGGAAGAAGAAAAGGAATTATTGAATATTGATGGAATGACATTAGATATTCTTTGTTGGAGAAGATTAAAAATACAAAATAGTTCCATTGACCAATTTAATCAAGAGTTCCCATTAACCGATACAATGGCTTTCGTTACAAGTGGTCATAGTGTATTCGATAATGAGAAGATTACAAATACATTAAGGGTATTACAATTAAATAAAGAAAAATTCTTGAATAAGAATGATTTAGATTTGCCGATTGAATTAAGTAAATATTATGGCAAGTCTTTTTTTATGTACAAAAAGCCAGTTAAAGGCGAAAGATATTACATTGGTGTCGATAGTTCGGAGGGTGTAGGTCAAGATAATTCAACTTGTATTGTTCTCAATAAGGATGGAGAAGAAATGGCGATGTTTAAGGATAATAAAATAAAACCTTATGCCTTTGCAGAGTTCATAAATGAATTAGGTCATTATTATAATAAAGCTTATTTGGTAGTTGAAAAAGCTAGTGGTGGTCATAGTGTCATTGAAAGATTAAGGTACACTCACAAATATATGAACATGAGTAAATACAAGACTTATGACGAATACATGAGAACTAAATGGACTATTGGTTTTGATACTAATGCAAAAACTAAAGGCTTGATTATTAATGATTTGGTAGAAATGTTTGAGAAAAGTCAATTATTACTACATTCAGAAGAAATACTTGAAGAAATGAAAGTCTTTGAGGTTAAAGATAATGGCTCAATGGGAGCAATGAATGGTTATCACGATGACTTAGTTATGGCTACGGCTTTAGCTTTAAGTGGTCTAAAATCGGGAAAATATTATAAATGGAGATAGAAAGGAAGATTAAACTAATGAAGAAGATAGAAGAATATATAAAAAATGAATATGGGAATAATCCCTTATGGTTTGTAGATGAAGTTAATAAGCCAAGCCATACAATGAGAATTTCTAAAGTAAGAGGATTAAAGAATTACTTACATGGAAAACATAAAGTATTAACAAGACAAGATTGCAAATTTAAAGAAAAGGAATTTAAAGTAAAGAAATTAATATTACAAAATGCAAAGACTATATTAAACTTTCACTCAACTTATTTATTAGGTAATCCAATTAGTTTAACGGGTTCAGAAGAATTAGTTGATAAATTACAAGATGTTTATAATTATGGTTCATATAATGATGTGGATTTTGAATTGTTAGATAAGCTTGTTAAATATGGTGATAGTTATGAATATATCTATGTTGATGGAGATAATATAACATCAAAAGTAATTGATAATATTTGTAGTTATCCTGTTTATAACGAAAAGGGTGAATATGTAGCCTTTATTGAACATTGGAGCAATGTAGAAAACAAGAAATATTGGAATGTTTACTATGAGGATTGTATACAAGAATGGAATGATTTGGGTGACAAAATCAACATGGTTGGAGAATATAAAAATGTTAGTGGTTTACCTTTACATTATAAAGGAATAAATGATTGGGATAGTACAATGGGTGAGGGGCTATTAGAGAATATAGTACCTGTTCTTGATGAAGTGGAAGATTTGTTAAGTAAGATGGGTGACGCTATATACACATTATCCTTAAATCCATTACTATTTACCACAGGACAAGCTATTGATGGAAATGGTATATCTAACGACATGGTAGGTATGAATGTAGCCTTAGAGAATGGTAGTTCTATGGAATATGTATCAGCTACTATGGATTATTCAACTATAAAATATTATCTTGATACATTACAAAATGAGTTAAATGTTATCTCATATATGCCTAGTATATTAGGTGGTAGTGGAAATATAGCAAATGTTAGTGAAGTATCATTAAAGATGTTATATTCATTAGCTGATGTATATGCCATGTTAAACGAGAAAGTATTAAGACGTGGCTTTAATGAGAGGTTTAATATAATTAGAAGATTGATAGGTGAAGAAGATAGAAAGTCATATGTTAATGTTACATTTAATTATAGTAGACCACAAAATGCGAGTGAATTATTAGACAACATGAAGAAACAATTTGATATGAACGCTATAAGTTTACAAACAATCATAGAGAAGTCGCCATTGACAGACGATGTGGTGATGGAGTTAGGTAGATTGAAAAAGGATGATGAAGCTAATGAAGTAAATGGCGTTGAAAATGTGGAGAATAGTGAAGTAGAATAAGGCTCTTTGGACTCTTAGGAGTCATGAGGGCTTATTGGTGTGATTTAGTGAGGTTGTAGGATTGGGTACAAGCTAGGAAAATGAGAACGTTGAGGGCAGAGAACGGCGAGAGAATTAGTGAGAAATTATGAGGGTAAGATGGTTGGGTTGAGATTGGTAGGAATAGCTTGACTTTTTGCACACTTTATCTAATGCAATGAAGTTATTAAAAGAGAGGATAGATTGAAAAATTAAGGATATTATTGACTTAAGCCACTTATTTACGGATGATGACTCAATGATACTAAGTCCAATATTATTCAGCTGTCCTCAATACCCATCGTTAAAACAAAAATTTTATTATAAGTTTAAGGTACTATAATGGTGGGTTATAGTACGTTAATAGTGATAAACCCTATCAATTATACACTCTTATTTCGCTAAATACAAAATACACTAAAACCATTGGTATCACTAGCTTTGAAAGGAATATTTATTTCGCAAAATTCATGTTTAACGAAATAATTTTAGGTTGAAAATATAAGGCTTTATCATATAGAAATAGAATAGATTAAAAGGTTTTAAATAATATTCTCCGTTACTCCATCTGAAAAAATTATGGGCTTACTAAGTAAAAAACCACCCACAAATAATTTGAAAAAAAGGTATATATTACTTTTTGTAGAATTATTAAATATGAAAGGTGGTGAATGTAATTATGAATAATGAAGAAAAAATAATAGACTTATTAGAGAAAATATTAGATAAATTAAATCATATTGAAAGTTCTAATGATTCAATTTCAAGTGATTGTTCGTCTATTCGTTCAAATACATATGATAATGACAATATGTATTCAGAATTACAAAAAATTAATTATACTGTAGAACAGATACAAGAAAAACTTGATTCACTTGAAGAATAATACAAAACAAATATTAATAAAAAAGAACGGAGAAAACGCTAAGTATGGATTTTTTTGATTTAAGAGAACAAAAAGGAAAAGAAATTGATGAATTGATAAAGAACTATTTTGAAAATAAGGGATATAAGGTTGTCTATAGGGAACAAGAAGATGGAACAGTTATATTATTAGGCTATGAAGAAGTGTTTTTTATTAAGAAATTAACAATAGAACGTGGAGAATACTTCATGGGAGCTAATGGTTTTAGTTGGGAAATATATATTAAGAAAGATAGGAAAAGAGAGTTATTAATGAGAATAGCTACAGATTCAAAAAATGAGGATAATAACTTTGTTTACCATATATGTTGTACTTCAATAAAAGATTTAATTAAAGAACAATATGATAATTTTGAAGATATTTTAAATTTAATAACTAAATAATTTTCTATTAAAAAGCTATCCTTAAGGGGATAGTTTTTTTGTACTCAAAAATAAGGAGGGATTAATAATGAAAGATTTTTCAATAGATTATAAACATGAACAATTAGTTAGAGAAAACATTGAATTGAAAAATGAATTAACTAACGCATTAAATAAAATACATGAATATGGAGACATGATAAAAGAACTAGAAGACTATATAAGGTTTTATCAAATAAGAGTTAATGGTATGAGTGACGCTGAATTTAAGGAAGAATTAAAAGATATTCATGATGAAACATGGCTAGGCAAATTAGGCTTGAGAAATAGATAGAAAGGAAGATGTACAAATGACAATTTTACAAAGATTAAAATTAGAATTATCAAATAAAGATTACTATACAGATGAAGAATATTCAATGTTCCTTGAGGAAAATAGATTAAGACCAACGGATGAATATAATAAAGATAATGACCAAATAAGGTTACTTCAAACGGTTGTGTGTATATTAGAGACATTGGCTAATGATGTTGATATTATGAGAAAAATTGATAGTAAAGATATTATATCAACAGACCAAGCTATTAAGTATTTATCGCTTAGAATTGATACGCTCAATAAAAAGATTATCGACTTAAAGGAAGAAAATGACGAATATATTTCAAGTAATATAAGACCTATATTTTATACAAGATAAGGAGGTGATATTGTGAACTCAATAGAAAAATTAATTGATTTAGAGTTGAAATTACATGGTGCAAAGGGATTCATTGATGGATTATCAACTAATTTTTTAATTAAGAAATGCAATGATGGCTCTGAAAATGGATATAATTTGAATACATTGATAGCCAAAGTACCATTTAGACAAGGTTCTATAGTTTTTGTTGGAAATGATAAGTATTTAGTTATTGATATAGAAGAACAGTTTGCACAAAATATTTATTATAGAGGAACTATGAGAAAATGTGAAAATTTTAAGCTTAGTAAAGATAAATACTATGTTGAAAGAAGTAATGTAGTTGGATTTGTTGATAAGGATAAATCTACATTAATAAGTAACGATTATTTTCTTGAAGAAAACACCTATATTAATGCAACAATACCGTTACAACAATTTAATATTAATGATGAATATGTATTATATAAGGGAAAAGCTTATATGATAGTAAATGTTGATGATACAAAAGAGGGGATTGTAACTTTAAATTCAAAATATCAAGATAGATATAGTGAAGTAGAAAAAGTCTATACAATTTCATTAAATGATACATCTGGAATATTACAAGTTGGTCAAACATTAAAATTAGTTGTAGTTTGTAAAGAAGATGATATTGTTGTTGATAATCCAGTAGTTACTTATAAATCAAGTGATGATAAGGTTGCAACTATTGATAATAACGGCTTAATAACTTGTAATAAAGTTGGCTCTGTTACAATAACTTGTACTTATGAAGGCGTAAGTGCAACATATTCGCTAGAAGTAAAACAGGAAGATATTTATACAATAGAATGTGATAATGTTTCATTATATGATGGAGAAACTTATCAATTAAATCCTGTTGTTAAAATTAATGGAGAAATAATTGAAAATCCAACTATAACATATACTGTTGAAGATGATTCAATTTGTACTTGTATTAATGGATTAATTATGGGTATTGGCGTAGGCTCAACTAAAATTACATTATCTTATGAGGATAAAATAAATTATAAAATCGATGTAACTATAAAACAAGTTCAAATTAACTATTCAATAGTTGGAGCTGATAGCTTTAGGCAACTTAAAACAAGTGTATATACTATTGAGCCATTAACAAATTGTACTTTCTATTTAGATGAATTTGATGGTGAATATATAGCTGAGATAATAAGTGATGATGGCAACGGTACTTGTACTATTTATGGAAAGAAGAATATTTCAAATAATTATATTACATTGTATGTTAAAGATGGAAAAGGAAATTTATTAGCCCAAAAGAAAATTGATATATTAAGATAATAAACTTGGAGGTGATAAAATGGAACAAATCACTAATTTAGTTACTAATTTAGGATTTCCCGTGGCTTGTTGTATAGCCATGGGTTATTTTATTTGGGATATGTATCAAAAGAATAATGATACAAATAAAAGAACATTAGTTGCCTTAGATAAGGTTACGGAGACAAATAATCAATTAGTAATAACTAATCAATCTTTAATTAGTAATATGGATTTAAAGGTAGAGAAGATAGAAGAAAAGGTTGAAGAAATAGCCAATAAAATTAAATAA